CGCTGGATGTGGTCGCCGTTGATCTGCCAGCCAATGGGCTTGCCCTCGGCGTCCGTGCGCTCCATCCAGTCGTTGCTGGCGTTGTCAGCGATGTCAAGGCACTCCTCGGCCATGGCGTCGTAGCCCACATCACGGGCATACGCGATGGCTGTGGCAAGGTCGGCGTCCTTCCTCATCCAATCGTAGACCGTCCTCCATGCAGGGAACCCTTCCTGTCTGCATATCTCCCTCAGTGGAATCCCTTCACTGAGTTGTTCGCACATCTGCTGTGAGATGGCTTTGTCGTATGTGCAGGGGCGTCCTGTTGGTTTGTGTTCTTCTGGCGGTTTTTTGCGGGTCATCTTTCAGTCCTCATTCGCGCAATTGTCTCAGCGCATGGACTGAAGTGTAACTCTGGGTTGGTGTTAGTGCTATTCCCTTGGGAGTGTCATCCATCCGACCTCGGGCACGGGGATGGTCTCGTCCATGGTCTGGTATCCCTCCGGCTTTGCTTGGCGGCCCAGATCGGCGTTGGCCACCATGATGCGCTCCAGCGTGGTCATGATGCGCCTGAGTTGCTCCCGGGTATAGGTGCCCTCCAGATACACGACATCGCCGTGATAGACCTCAATGCCCTCACTCATGGCTGCTCCCCAGAATGCGGTGCTCGGCCCACTTCTTGTAGGACTTCAGGCGCTTGTTCTCCTCCTCCAGCCGGTCAATCTTTGACTGCATGTTTTTCATGCGGCTGGATGCTTGGTCAATCCACTCTTTGACCTCCATGGGCATGCGGAACTGCTCATCGGGCTTTGCAGGCGTTTTTGCTGGTGCTGGTGCCTTGGCCTTCACTGCAGGCTTTGTGGCCTTGGCGGCGGGTTTGATGGGCTTGGCGGGGGGTTTTTTGGCTGTTGCCATGGTCATTCTCCTATTTGGTAGTCGTGAAAGATGGTTCCAAGTGTGGCATCGCCAACTTTGTGGGCTTTGACCCACACGTTTTTGCCTGAACGCAATCGCCGGATGTGGCCCCTGCGGTCGTGCAATCGTGGGCTGGCGTGTGTGCCGCCCCTTGACTCTTGTTTTGGTGGAGTTGCAGTCACCACGACTGTCGTCCAGTCGTAACTTGGCGTCTTGCCCTGCGCAATCTTACGCCTGTTGGTAAATGTCTGAGCCACACTCGGCTTGTATGAGTTGCATCCAGTGTCCATGGACGCAAACCACATCGCCACAAGGGAAAGCATCAACTCGGCCACATCCTGCGGCACATCGTGGTTTTCGTCGGCGGGGCCGTATCGTATTTGGCCATCATCAACCGCATAGACAAGTGGCGGGAATGTATTGAAATTCCCGGGCGTGCCCTTGCTGATGTCGACGACGATGCCCTCTTCTGGGTCTGTTCCGCAAATGAACATCATCACTTCATAGTACGGGTGATTTTTGCTTGACCCGCCATAAACCACCAGATTTTTTTCAAATGGTGGCCGATGTGTTGCAAGGTACTTGGTGTTGACCGAATTCTCGCCAGCGTAAGCCTTTGAGACATCGAACCATTGCACTTCTGTGGGGTCAAAACCAGATGCAATGACGGCCTTCATGATGTCGCGCACGAGTTGTGTGGTCATAGGGGAGACTCCTCGGCCTCACGCAGGCGCTGGCGCTGGTAGGCCTGCTCCTGTGCTGGTGTCCATGGGGTTGGCCCCCCGGGCGGGGGGAATGGCCAGTTGTTCATGCCGTCTCGCCCAGCATGTACAGGGTCTTAGGCGTGGGCTTGAAGTGCAACATGGTCTCGGGGGCCAGCTTGGCCACCACGACCTCGCGGCCTTTGCGCAGGTGGTGGGTGACGCCATCGTCCTGCACGGCGGTGACAAGCCAGCCGTCCGAAGTCCACACGTCGGTGGTGTCGTATGCGTAGAACGCACGGTTGTGGTCTTCGGCGGTGACCATGCGCAGGACGCCGTGGGGCATTGTTTTGCCGAGGTCTTCGCAGGTGGTGGTGCGGATGATTTCCATGTCGTTCTCCTCAGGCGTATGTGGCCATTGCACGCATTGCACGCTCGGTGGCTTCTTTCCAGTTGGCCACCCACTTCATCGACAGCATCTCAAATGCGTGAGATTGAAATGCACCCTCGTAACCACGGGCAAAGCTGAATGTGCGCAGCTTGTTGTCGCGGGTGATCTTGACCCACTGGCCTGATTTACGGACTGTGCGCTCTTGGAATCGTGTCATCTCGTGCTCCTGTAATAACCTGCTCGATTGCAGTGATTGGAATTTTAACATGGAATTAAAAGACTCATGGGGTAGGTGTTTACCCTACCCCACAAATATTTTTATTTGGCCAGCTTGGGGCGCTGGATCACGGTCTGCTTGACGCCTTCACGCACGCCGTGGTCTTTGATGGTGGCGACCACTGTGGCGGTCTCGCCGGTGCGCGGGAAGCCGCTGGCGTTGCCTTTGTAGATGATGATGTTGTTGTCGGCGTCTTCGCAGATGTGCAGGTAGCTGATGCCGTACACGCCTTCCAGAGTGACGATGTGCTTGACGGTCAGGGTGATGGTGGACTTCTCGCCCACGGTGCCGATGTGCTCACGCTTGGCGTCCACGGCGGCCTTCTCGCTGGCCCACTCGGCACGCTTGGCTGCACGGGCGTCGATGCCCTTCAGGACGGCCTCGGACTGCTTGGGGGTCAGCTTGCCGAATTTGTCCAAGGCGTATGCCATGGAACCCATGAAGTTGTCACGGTAGGACACGCGCCCGTTGTCGTAATCGCGGCCAACTTCCACGGCGTCCAGAATCTCAAGATGACGGGGGGTGCTGAGACGCCATGTCTTGCGTGCGTTGTACAAGATGTTGCGCAGGCGGCCAGCTTCCCATGCTTCGATGTTGTCTACGTTTGCCATGTTGATCTCCTGTAATCCCTGCTAATTTTGCAGTGAGTGAATTCTAACATGGAATTACAGGATGTACGCAACTAGGGACAAACCCTAACTCATTTTGCGTGCCCGGCTGTAGATCGTGAACTGCTTGCGGGTGTCGGTGCCGGTGCCTGCGCTGTTCTTCTTGGCCGTCTCGGACTGCTGGAATCGCTTGTCGCGCAGGATGGTGCTGCCGTAGTTGCGCCAATCGAAGGCGTTGCCGTGGCTCTTGACGATGCTGGTGCCCGGCCAGTAGATGTCGCTCATGCCCCACTGCCCTTCTTTGCGCATGGCCACGCTTTGCTCAGGACATGGCCGATGATTGTGTCCGCCGAATAGTGTCGCGTGGATGGGTTGGCTACAAAATGCTGCTTGACCATGTCCGTGACTTGCCCTGCAGTCACTGTCGATGGGGCGCAGTGCAGTACGCCGTGGTAAGCATCTGACACGCCCATGACATAACCAACGGCGTGCAATTCTTCGCTGGTGTTCCCAGTCATCTGGCTGTACAGCTTGTTGCCGTCCTTGAATTCGGCGTGTGCCGTGCCGCATAAGAGCGCGGCGATGATGATTGCTTTTTTCACGTTTTGATTTTCCGTTGTTCGCGGCATGCTTGACGCATGGCCGGGGTGTAGTCGGGGTGGAACTCGGCCAGACTACAGTCCAGCTTGCGCTCCATGGGGGCAGAGGACAGGGCGATATACATCGCCGCAACCCACGCCGCGATCACCATGGTGTAGCTGATGACCCTCATCACTGCCTCTGCGACGGGATGCGGTTCAGAATGGCCTCAGAGGCGTTTTTGAGGGCGGTGGCTACCTCACCCTCATCCTCCTCGCCGGCGAGTCCCAAAACGAGTTCTGCGCAGGCCTGACGCTCAATCATGATGGCCTGCTTGCTGGTCTGGATGGCCACGGTCATGATTTCGGCCTTGGCCACGGTCAGCGCGGCGTCGAACTCCTGCTGGGTGTAGAAGTCCACGGCACCAGAGCCGCCAAGGATTTGCCGGGCCAAGCCGGACAGTTCTTTTTTCTCGGTCATATTGTCTTTCAGTTGTTGCGTTTGATCTGGGTGGCCAGCAGCCATCTGTCGCCCAGCCGCTGGACTGAGCGCACCCACTGGTGGCGATTGTGCCTGCGAGTGCTCGGGGGCACGTAGGGCACATTGAAAAGGGCATGCGCCCTCCGCACGAGTTCACGAGTTGTCATTGGCAGTTCTCCTTGATGAATCGTTCCTTGGCCTCTGCGATCTGGTCGCGCACTTCTGGGCGCTCGACCATCAGCATGACCAGCTTGATTGCATGCTGCGCACTCTGATGCCACTTGAGCGCGCAGCCGGTGGCCAGCACCGCCCAGCAGAACAGCGCCACCTCGGTGAATGAGACTTCGATCATTTGTCCTCCAGTGCCTGCACGACTTTGACAAGCGCCATGATCATCTCATTGGCCTGATCTTTGGTCATACGGACGTGGCAGGTGCCACTGCGCACAGTCATTTGCATCCACACTTCATCGTCGAATGTGTCGACAAAAACGGTGTCAAAGAGGGATGATGTTTTGATGCGGATTGATTCTTCCATGATGCTCTCCTTACAGTTGATAAACGCCAAGTTCGCCGGGATTGATCCACTCGGAAAACAACCCGTGCTTGGACAGAATGGAATCAATTTGAGGGTTGACCCCGAAGTTCCAGCTTGATGAACTGCTGTAGTAGTCGGCCCACTTGTACGACTCAGGCTCTTCGGCGCTGATCTGGAATCGACCGCCCATATCGTCACGCTCATACACCGGGACGCCAATCTTTTTGAGCGCGTTGAATGCGAGTCGGTAATTGCGTTTCATGCTGCGATCCCTTCAAAGTATTCGTGGCAGACATCGCACTCGATGCCGTCGGGGCAGGTGTCGAAGCCCTGCTCAATGATCTGCTGCAGTGCTGCGTAGGCCTTGGGCCAGTCTGCTGCAGTCACTGTGGCGTTGACGTAGTCGGTCAGGCTTGAGTCGACGTGGCTGCCGCTGGCGCGGAAGACCTTGCCCTCGGGTGCCCAGACCTGCAGCCAGACCATGCTGCCGCGCTCGACTTCATAGTCGGTGGCCATGCCGTGCTTGTCGGCGAGGGCGAAGAACTTGTTTTTGGTCATGCTGTGCTCCTTCAGGCGGTCTTGAGTGCGTCCATGCACTTGGGCATCCACTCGTCGCTGTACCCGCCAAGGAAATCGACCTTGCCGGTGAGCAGCCAGTAGGCGGCTGCGATGTCCTGAGTGCCGAATTGCTCGACGCGCTTGCCGCCTTGGTAGCCGACCCAGTTGCCGTAGATGTTCTGCTTGATCTTGCGCATGTTGTGCTCCTGTGGGGGCCGAAGCCCCCGGTTGGTTTAGCGTGCGGTGGTCTTGATGCTGAACACAGCGGTGGTCTTGGTGAAACGAGCCAGTTGCTCGTCGGTGCAGCCCAACTCGGCGATCAGGGCGCTGTAGTCAACAACCTTACGGTTGCTCTCGACGAAGGTGGCCTTGAACAAAGCGCCTTCGAACACCTTGGTGTCGCTGCTGGTGGCCACATCTTTCATGGCGTCCTTGATGGCGTCTGCCTGCTTTGTGAGTGTGGCGATCTGTGCCAACAGGGTGCCGAGTTCGTCAGCAGAAGAAGGGGTGGTGGTGATGGTGGTCATTTGGTAATCCTTGGTAATCCCGGTCTCGTTGACCGTGCATGAATTCTAACATGAAGTTAGATGACCAACGCAACACTTTTTCAAAATATTTTTCTAGGTGGTTTCCCTAATGGGTGGAATCGGATTCCACGAGCCTCTGGACGGTGACATTCAGGGCGTCGATCTCGTCCATCTTCTTGAGTGCCCACATGCGCTTCTGGCCGTGCCAGCCCATGAGAGCGCCTTGGTGGCAGGACTTGCACAGCGCCACGCAGGTGTACTGGCGGTGCTGCTTGACATGGTGGGCGTCGCTTGGGCCGGGCGCATCGCAGACGCTGCAGGGCAGTTCCTTGACGCGCCCGATGTGCAGGCGCTCCTTGGCGGTCAGCTTGTTGTTCATCCGAGTCGATCCACGCCGCGATTGGAGGCCTCCAGAGAGCGCCAGACATCCACCCGGGCCTGTGCTGCCACCAGACCCCAGCGAAGGCCTTCTGCGGCTTCTGCAGCGGCTGCAATGCCCTTGAGCAGTTCCACATACTCCACATCGGCGTAGGCCTCCACCTCGGCGGCTGCAGCGGTCTTGACGCCGTTGGCCATGGCCGTCTTCATCAGCATGGCTTTTTTGCTCTTGCGGAATTCTTCAAGGTAGGTCAGTTCGCCCTTGGCCTTGGCGTACTTCTGGCCATGGCTGTAGATGTAGTCCACGGCGTCGTTGATGTCTTTTTGCGATACGGTCATGTCATGCTCCTTGCGATCAGTGCTGCGTCGGCCAGTGCTTGGCCCTTACCTTTCTTGTCCAACTCGCGCCACTTTGGCCACAACTGGATTGCTCGTGCCCGGGCGGCGTCCTTGTCGGTGCCAATCAGGCCAGCTTCTTTTTTCCACGCCTGCGGGGTCACCAGCGTGTGCGGGATGTTCATGGCTCCCAGCACGCCCATCACCGTGCCGCATGAGTGGCCGAAGTTGAACATGCTCGTCACGCCCTGCCCGGGCATGGCATGCACCTGCTCGACGAAGACATGGGTGCAGCAGCAGGATGCGATGAAGTCGGCCAGTGCTGGCGCGTTCACGCGAGTGGCCGTGCCGACTTTGATGGTGGGCATCTCAGTCCACTCAATGGGATGGCCGTCCTCCAGCAGCACCAGTGCGCCCGATGCGCCGGGGTCGATTCCAAGGACTCTCATTTTTTACCTTTCAGATTGAACGATGGGCACCGCTGCAGCATGAAGCGCGGCTGGACTGTTGGACGGCCAAAGCGGTCGGTGATCACCGAGCAATACTTCACGGCCAAATGGGTGCATTCAAAGCACACGCGCAGGCACTGAGGGTCGTCGTCACGGTCGCGCAGCATCATGGTGGCGGCCAACTCGTGAGCCTCTTCTGGATGGCATCCCTCGGCCACGAACTTGTCGCGCCGACGGCTCCATGTCAACTCTTCCATTTGTTCGGCTTCGGTCATGTGTTGCGTTCCCGCAGTTTGGCTTCGATGGCTTCCAATGTTGATGCGGCAATGCGGTTAAACCCAATGGGTGTGTTGGGATACCAGTGCAACACCCACACACTGTCCTCAGCCACGGCTTTGTGCCACTCCTCTGGAGATACAAAGTCGTCAACGTCGTAAAACTCTTGGACGGTCTCGTACACGTCCCGGTGGTCGTTGTGGGTCAGGTGCAGTCCGCATTTGTGTTCAGGCAACCAATCCAGACCAACCGATGTTCGCTGTGCTGGCTGCTTGATCTGTGGACTGCAGGTGTGGATGTCTGCAGGATTAATTTCGCCGCAGTCTGGGCACTGTTTTGGCGTCATCACACACTCAACGCAGGAACAATACCCTGTGCCACAGTTCTGTGGGCGCTTTTGTGCTGGCGCACGATCAACACCCCAGACCACTGAATCATCTTTGCTCATGTGTTCTTCTCCTTGAGTTTGTCTTCGATGGCTTTGTAAAAGTACAAGTGGTTGACGCTACGGCACTCAAGAATTTCTTTTTCCGTCAGCCCAACCCATGTGCGCTTTGGACTGACCACTTCTTGTGCGGCAAACGTCATGGCTTGCCCCAACTTCTTGACCAGCACCTGCTCAATCAAAGGCACGATGGCTTCTTGCAGATAGTCACGCAACGCTTGCTCTTGTTTTGGCGTCATGTGTTCTTCTCCTTGAGTTTGGCTTCGATGGCTCGGGCAAATTCTGGAAGGCAGACGGTTTTGCACTCGTGTTGGTAGTCGTAATACTTCATCATGTCTTTCTCAATCTGCAAACACTCTGCGCTCGTCAGCCCAACCCATGTGCGCTGTGCTGCCAGTGGCGTAGCCACGTTGGGTGGGGTGGTGTAAAGGGCAACTTCATGGCGGTTATCTGGCTCTGACCAATAACGCAAGCTAGACATTGCGCCATTTTCATCAACATCCATCCACGCCACAGGCTCCTGCTGTGCTGGCTCTGCCATGCGGTTGACAGCCCTGTCCACGCTGGACTGCATCTGCTTTTGCATGCCGTCGATAAAGCCACGCTCGTAATCGCTCATGCCCTTGCGCATCTCCTCGATGTGGTCTTTCATGGTCGCGCTCACGGCCTCTTTTCGCATGGCTGCTTCGCGCTCAATACGGTTGAATTCTTCGTCTTCCATTGTCATACGAACCTCACATCATGTGGTTGGGTTTTGTTGTCGAGAATCTCGTGCAAACGCTTCTCGGTCTTGCGGTGCGCCGTGATCAGCGTGCGCTCGGGAATCTGTGCGATCACATCGCGGTAGTCCTCCAGCAGGCCACGAATGGCTTGGATGCCGTTTCCGTCCAGTCGCAGGGGGTTGCCTGCAGTGAAGCGTTTACCGGCCTCCTTGAGGGCTTCCATGGCGTCCTGAATGGCGTTGTCGGCGTCCTCCACCACGCCCATCACCACGAAGGTCTCCATCATGTTCACGGCGTCAGCCACGACAGTCCAGTCATCAATCTTCGGGTGCTCGTCCTGCTCCAGCGCCCGAAGGCCTTCCCACATGCGCGTGAGTTGATGGCGCTGGCGAAACTCAGGTGTTGGTTTGTCCGGGCTGGACATCAGCACATCCAAGGTGCTGTAGGTCAAATTCCGTTTCACAAAAATCTCCGTAATCCCCACGATGTTGTGGTTTCAAAAGTCTAACACGGAATTAGATTTCAGGTGAAATTTTTTTGGGGGTTTGGCCCCTTTATCTCCCCTTCAATCCTTTCACCCAAAGACCCCCCCTACCCCACGGCGGTGGAGTAAGGAAGGAGAAGGTGCTTCACCCCTGCGATGCAGGATCGTCATGCTACGGATTGGATACCGTATGCCCCCGGCTTGACGATTCGACCAGCCGCACGGATTGTTCGGGAACTGCCCCCTAGACTTGCGTCGTACCGTGTCGCGGTTTCTTTCCGAGCGGCCCCACTTGCGGCCCCAATATCTCACGTGCGGAGTACGGCACGGAGTGGAAAACAAAAAAGCCGTTAAGACAGACCCCGGTGGAACCGCATCCTTTTTTAAGGGAGGCGCACCCCAAAGGGGTCGGAGTCTGACTTAACGGCTTTCATGCTTGGAGTTCCACGTCCTTGCATTTTGGCGGATTGTATCAACACACCTCACGGCATGTCAACAGGTTTTCAAATGCGACACGGTGTCGCATTTGGGGCTACCCAATCAAATGTAGGTGCCGTAATTGGGGTTGTAGACGGGGTTGTAACTCCGATTTGGGGGATCAATTAAATAGGGCGGGATGCTTGGTTGAGGCATGTTCTGGTACTGACGAGCCATGCGGCGCACGTCAGGTGGCAGTTGGCGAATCATTTGACGCTGCATTTGGCGCTGCATCGCAGGCTGCATCATCG